AGCGCGGCGATGGGGCGGCCGGCGGCTTACTCTCTAATGGCCGCCAAACTGATTGATCTGATTGGAGCCGCCAGTCGCAGTGGAGGGTAGGATGGACTTTCGGAGTTTGGTTCCGCGCGAGCTAGTGGTGATCTTCTGCCTAGCGGGCATTCTCACTGCGATCGTGTTCGCCGCAATCGGGTATGAGTTGCATCTGCATCTGGTGATAGATTGGGAGTGAGGTAATGGCCTATGAATTTTGTACGAGCGAGGAGATCGCCAAGACCCGGATGTGTCCGCTGTCGATCACGCAAAAGCCGTCGCCGTTCAGTTGCGGTGGTTCTCAGTGCATGGCGTGGCGCTGGGTCGAGGAATATGTGACCTCGACCGCCGGTCAGTCCGTTCTGAGCGGCGACACGCACGGCTATTGCGGGATGGCCGGACAGCCGTGGCGCAAGCGGGTTGGCCGATGGTAGCGCGCGACATGATGTGGTTGGTCAGGCTACCCGTCTGCGTTCCTAGTTTCATTGTTCATTCCTCCCCAGCTCTAAATTCTTTGTTGTTCCGGCGACCAGGAGCGAGGTGTCGCACGGCTCCCACGCCATGCGCTTGCCCTCGGGCGCGGGCCAAACTTGGCGTCGATCTGTTCCGGGGTCAGCATTTTGCCTCGCTTTGATTTTTCGCGCATATCTTGCGCCACGCCACGAACGCGAGCGCAGCATACATTTTCCCAACAATCTGACCTGTGATGTGTTCAAGCGAACCGAACGCGAGCAAAAGAAATAAGATCGAATCTGTCACCGCACCGGCTATGACGCTGATGGTGACCGCAAGCATCAGGCGCTTGCGGTACAATGGCGTGAACACCGCAAAGTCAGCGAATTCGGAGAATAAAAAGGCCGATCCTGAGGCTACGGCGAGCGCGGGTGACGCGATCAAGAACGATAGCACCGTACCTGCGCCGATGCAGGCGAGCGACCACGGGATGCCCCGCTGGCGCTGTACGAGGTCGCGGAGTAGGAGCGCAGCGCCGATCATCAGCACGCCGGACGGAGCCATGATACCCGGCGCGACTGGGATCAGGCATGGCCCCTGCGGGACGCAGACGGTGCCAACGTGGCCAATGAGGTAATTCGCGGCCGGTATCGTGGCGATGTAAAGCGCGATCAGGATCATAGCATGAGGTCCAGTTGTTGACGGGCATTTTCAAGCTTCGGGAGCGTGACGGCGTAGCGCGAGACGCTTGAGCCGTCGATGCTATCCGCGCCGGCTGCACGGCATAGCGCAATGCGACGGATGCTGTTGACGCGCCCGACATGCAGATAGGCGCCGCACTCTCGGGCGAGGCGGCCCCATGCCGCCATCGTCTGCTCTTTCCAGTCAGTCGTGCCGCCGACGAAGATTCCGAGTTCAGGACCGACGAACTGGCTGACGTCGCCCGCCTCCATACCGTCCTGTACGGCAAGAAGCTGCGGGCATACGCGATCGAGCCGATCACGCCACGCGAGGGAAAAATCGAGCGACCGCAGGCCGCCGGCCACGATGTCGGGGAGCACCACGAAATCGGCGCTCGATGCGAGCACATAGGCTTTGAGGAACGCCGCCTCGTCGAATGGCTGTTTGTTGGCGAACGCCCACCATGCGCCGTTGTCGAGACTGTAGTGCGCGAATCCCTCCGTGCGCAGAACGCCCTTAGCCGACACCATGATGCCCCAACCTGCTTTGCGGAGAGCTTCAAGGTTACGGCGCGTGCCGGTGCGTGAGGCATAAGCGAACATTAGGGCGATCCTGCATTGGCGGCAGCTGCTCGGTGAGCGGAGAGCCGTATTTGTAGTGCATTTTGCAGTGCGGCGGCTTTTGTGCTAAGGGCGGGCACCCCCCTCCTGCCTCCCTGTGTCGGCCGCCCCTGACCACACAAAGTAGCCTGAGAGCGAGACCCTACAGGAGCGGGAGGGGGGACCGCCTGGGGGAACACATCCCGGGCGCGCCGAAGGACCGGAGCGATGTAAAAGGCGATGGGCCAGGTCAGCAGTAAGCTCCGCCGCGCGACTACAGCCTACTTATGGTATTGTGTGATGCCGAGCGCGACGGGCGGTGGCACGTGTGGGCGCCGCTGTCGGGCTGTACCCCGCTCAACAGCCTGCAGGTGTTCTCCGGAAGCCACCGCATGGACGTCCCCAATGAGATCGTGCGCATCCATCTCGGTGCGCGCCCCTCGATCAACGAAAAGTGGCTGCGCGATCATGACCGTGATTTCTTCTGCCCGTTCGCCCGCCTCGACGGCTCCGAATGCATCGTCTTCGACGACAAGCTGGTGCATCGTGGGCCGCCCAACAACGCCACGCCCGCTCGCATTTCCTGCGAGTTCACGGTGCTGATCCAGCGATGATCACCATCATATCGCTCGGGGCGGGTGTTCAATCGACCACGATGGCACTCATGGCCGCGCATGGCGAAATCACGCCGATGCCAGACGGCGCGATCTTCGCCGACACGCAGAGCGAGCCGAAGGCGGTCTACGAGCATCTGCGCTGGCTGATGTCGCCGAATGTGCTGCCGTTCCCGGTCCACATCGTCACGGCCGGGAACTTGCGGGAGCAAATTATCTTAGCGATGCGCGGCGCGGCGAGGATGGACGCAAGACCGCCGTTTTTTACACTGAGCGGCGGGATGCTCAATCGGCAATGCACGCAGGACTTCAAGCTCATACCGATCCAGCGCAAGGTGCGCGAGTTGATCGGCCTGAGGCCACGGCAGCGCGGCCCTAAGCAGCCTGTCGTCGAGGAATGGATAGGAATATCGACCGACGAGGCGATGCGCGTGAAGCCGTCGCGTCTATCTTACGTCACACGCAGATGGCCACTGATGGAACAGGGCATGAGCCGGCAAAATTGTCTGGAGTGGCTGGAGCGGAATGGTTACCCGCGCCCGCCAAAAAGCGCTTGCACCTTCTGTCCATTTCACGACAACGCGCAATGGCGCGCGCTCCGCAACGGCGACCCTCTCTCTTGGGCAGAGGCAGTAGAAATCGATGAAACTATCCGCCCAGGAATGCCAGGGCCGCGTAGACCGGCAGGCGAGCGATGGTTTGTCCATCGCGACCGTGTTCCGTTGGCGGATGTTGACCTATCCACCGCAGAAGAACGCGGGCAACTGAACTTGTTTAATAACGAGTGCGAAGGGATGTGCGGAGTATGATAACCAAGCGAGCCTGCGAGCTCGAGGTCGGCGATCTGCTCGATCTTGAGGGCGATCCCTATGCCGACCCGCGCCGCGACATCAAAGCGCTCGCGGAGACGCTCGCCGAGGTAATGGAGATCATGCGCCCAGTGCCGCAGCTGGTGCTGGTCTATTTTCGGCGCAACGTGGTCGGATTCCCCCCTGGGCATCAACTGAGGGTCGAGCAATGAGCATTGATCGGCAGCACGGCAAGATCATCATGGAATGCGACGAATGCACCGAGACGAAGGAAGGAGATGGCATTGATTTCCATGTCTTCATTGAGGAAGCCAAAAAGGAAGGCTGGGCGGTCAGCAAGATCCTCCAGGAATGGCAGCACATCTGTCCTGGGTGTCTGAGATCAATGGCGGAGGAGATGGACTACGAATGAAAAAAACCGTCTTCATCGCCGGCATCTCGAGCGAGGCATGCGAAGAGCTGCATCCATTACCGGACGGCTGGACCTTCAACGGCGATGTGGAGCGACCAACATTTACGCCAAGCTTTAAGCACGAATGGGATCAAGGACCGCTTGATCCTCGGCGTAAGCCTGGACACCATATTTGCCACTATGTAGTTACGGATGGGCGAGTTGCTTACTGCGGAGACTGTACCCATGCCCTAGCAGGGCAGACGATTGATATGCCGCCCCTCCCGGAGGAGTTTACGGATTAGTAGGGTTGCCTTGCTTTCATTTTGTGCCGACTTTTCGTCGGCCTCCTAGGAAGGAACGCCAATGGGCGAACTGATTACGAGCCTCTTCGACACGCCGACCGACCAGCAGGTCAGCGTATCGCTCGACATCGGCATCATCCCTCCGGGCTACCCTGGCGCTGGAAAGTTCGTCATCACGATTCAGGCGCACCCGCTCCCGACCCGCAAGCAGGCCGACCAGATTGCTGCCGCTCTGCGCGAGGCGATCAACGCTAGGCTCGGCATCAGGATGGATAAGCAACAATGAGTGAACTGAAAATAACCGGCTATCGCGACCTGTCCTTTGAAGAGGTCGAAGCAATCAACTACTGCAAGCATATTGGCGAGCAAGTCAGTGCGCTTTGCGACTACGTCGACGGCACCGACGGCGTGGATAAGCGCTGGGTCGCGATCGCGCGCACGGATTTGCAGAAGGGGTTCATGGCGCTGGTGCGGGCAATCTCTCGGCCGACGACATTCTGATGAGCGCGACGGTTGATTGGGCGGCCTCGGCGCGATCGGAGGGCTGGATCACGCCCTATCTGACGTTCACGCAGCACGTCCAGATAGACAGCAAGGAAACCGGCGTCGGTGAGCTGCATCGGTACGGATCGCAGAAGCGGTTCATTTTGGAAACGTGCGAGGGCCTCGATCGAGGCATCAGGCATTTCTGCTGCCTGAAGGCCCGGCAACTCGGCATCAGCACGGAATGCCTCATCCTCGATCAATTCTGGATTTCGGTCCACGACGGCGTGCAGGGCGCGATTATTTTCGACACGGACGCCAACCGCGAAAAATTCCGCATCCTGACTGAGCGCATCATCGAATCGCTGCCGTCCACGCTGCGGGTGACCATCAGGCGGCACAACAAGGACAACCTCGTTCTCGCCAACGGTTCAGTGCTGGACTATGTCGTCGCTGGGGTCCGCAAAACCGGGACCATGGCACGCTCTCGCGCATGGAATTTCGTTCATGGGACCGAATGCTCCTCGTGGGGTTCGGAGGAGGGCGTGGCCTCGATGATGGCGTCACTGGCGCAGAAACATCCCGACCGGCTCTACATTTTCGAGAGCACGGCTCGAGGCTACAATCTTTTTTGGGACATGTGGGAGGCGGCGGGGCGCGACCCGTTCACGCAAAAGAGATTCTTCATCGGCTGGTGGGCGAAAGAGGATTACACGCTTGCGCCTGGCACGCCGGAATTTGACTTTTACTGGCGCGATGGCGTGCTGTCGGAGCAGGAACAGCGGCTCTGCGAGCAAGTCAAGGCGCAATACTACGTGACAATCCGGCCGGAACAGATCGCGTGGCACCGCTGGATGAGCAGCGCGAAAATTCTCGACCCGGATTTGATGGCTCAGGAATATCCCTGGACCGAGAAGCAAGCATTCATCAGCACCGGCAATTCATTTTTCAACGCGCGCCGCGTCGAGGACAGCATCGAGGATATTCGCACCTCGCGCATCGCGTTCAAGGGCTTCGCCTACGACCTCGGAGAAAAATTCACGGAGACGAACATCGAACAGGTCGACCGGGTTGCCGACGCCGACCTTCGCATATGGGAAGACCCGCATCCCAATGGGGTCTACGTCATCGGCTGCGATCCTGGCTTTGGTCGCAGCGACAAAGCGGGCGACCACTGCATCGAGGTGTTCCGCTGCTACGCCGACCGCCTGACACAGGTTGCCGAGTATTGGACCGACGAGCCGGAAACATACCAAGTGGCGTGGGTGCTGGCGCATATTGCCGGCTCGTTCCGAAACGTATGGATAAACGTGGAGGTCAACGGACCCGGTCCCGCGATCATGAAGGAGCTGTCGCACCTCAAGCAGCTGCTAGAGTCCGGGTTCCTGCGGCAGGAATCGCAAGACAAGGGCATGCAGGATGTGTTCCAAAATGTGCGGTGGTACCTGTACCATCGGCCCGACAGCCTCGGCGTCGGCTATGCCTACGGCTGGAAGAGCAACCCCGACCTCGATTTGCTGATAATGAACCAGATGCGCGACTCGTTCGCACTGCGCAGCCTCGTGCCGCGCTCGGTCCCGCTGCTCGAGGAAATGCGCAACATCGTGCAGACAGACAGCAGCGACATCAAAGCAGAGCGCAAGTCAGGCGACGGCCGCGTGCATGCGACCGCGCTCGCGAACAAAGCCTATATAGAGTGGGTGCGCCCGACTATGATCGCCAACGGCAGGACATTCGATGTCGTCCTCGGTGAGGAGCGCCTCGCGCGCGATCGGCCGGACGCGGTGTTCCACAATCTTATCGTGCAGGACTTTTTCAAGAGCAAGGGGCGGGAGCGCCTGGACGCGGCAATCGAGAGGGCGTGGCGATGAGTTGGCCAAGGAAAACAAGGACGTCACTCATTCAGCGTTTTGAGGCTCTCTACATTCCGGAGCCAATGAGCGGATGCTGGCTTTGGCTTGGGACTACTACGCATAACGGGTACGGAATGTTTCATGCCCCTCGTCATAACGGACGATACGGATGCGCCCACAGATGGGCCTACGACACGTTCGTGGGCGATGTCCCCCACGGGCTGCAGCTTGATCACCTTTGCAGGGTGCGCCTTTGTGTCAATCCAGAGCACCTGGAGCCGGTGACACCGCGCGAAAATACCGCGCGATCCCCTCTGCACTTTGCTGCAGCTGCGCATTGCAAAAAAGGTCACCCGTTCAGCGAGGAGAATACTCGTATCGCCATGAAACGGTACCCGACCAGGATTTGCATAGCCTGCGATCGAGCGGCGAAAGCGGCGTGGAGGGCTCGGCAATGCCAGTGATTCGCACTTACAAATGCAATGATTGCGGAGACTTATTCGAGATTGTTCTCGAAAGCGGTAATGATGCCGATCCCCCCTGTCCTTACTGCGAAAAGGAACTGCAATGGCGTCCCGGCATGTTCTCAATAAAGACTAACAAATCTAGAGCCTTAGACTTAACTCAGAAGATTGTTGAACAAGATTTCGGCCTCAGTGATCTTAGGGACAATCTGCGCGAGGGCGATGTCGCGGCAAAAACGGCCCCCAGGACGCAGGCCGACATCGAGAAGGATGCGCAAATCGCCAAGGACATCCAGGAAATCGCGCAGAACCCCGACAAAATGCACCCGCTTGCCAGGAGTTTTTTTGGCGGCCAGCAAGCCGGTCCTTTTTCGCAACAGAACGTCGATGTCAAATCGGCCATCGCCAACGTGAAAGGCTCGGTGCCGGACGACCGAAACCCCATGGCCATGCTATCGGAGGCCGGGAAAAAGGGGCAGCTCCCCATCAACTACCGGCTCCTGAACGAGCACGGGCGCGAGTTTACGGTCAAGCGATGAGGTGATAGGACTGTCGTCGCCATGAAGCTCCCGCAAAAAGACATCGGCAAGTGGGCGCGCGAACTGATTACGCAGTGCGAGGTGTCGCGCGCCGACCGCATCAGCAATTTGCAGCGGTGGTACTCGTACTATTACACCGGGACCGGCGACGGCAAGCCGGCACGATACAACAAGATTTTCTCGCACATCGATCGGCTCGCCTCGTTCTTGTTTTCCGCCGACGATGTCCGTTTCAAAATCGGCTATGACCAGAATGTCGGAGAGCCGTGGCTCAATCGCGCCATTGCGCAGTCGACCATTCTCAATCGACATTTCCATCGCAATGCCTGCGACCTGGATTTCGCGGAGGCGGTCCACTGGGCCCTGATCCAGGGCAAGACGCTGCTGAAGCAGCAGTGGGGATATCACGGTTTCGAGCCGTGGCTGGTGCATCCGCATTTTTTCGCGGTGCTGCGCGAGGACATCGACGGCCTCGATCGGCAGGAAGCATTCGTGCATACGGTTTTCATCACCAAGGACGAGCTGCGCCGACAGGTCTCCAACCTGCGCGACGGCGAGAAACTTGCGGAAGAAATCGGAGCGGCAGCGCAACAGCGACATGATGAGCTGTCGCCCGTGGACAATCCGATGCGGCAGGTGCTGATCAGCGGCCTCAACCCGGTGCAGATGAATATAGCCGCCCCCGGCAAGAGCAACGTCGCTGTTTCCAACGCGCCCTCACCGCAACTCGCACCGGAGGTCGCGGCCGACCTCGTGCGCATCGACGAGCTGTGGGTCATCGACAGCGACCGCGACGACTACACCACCATCCGCGTGGTCGAGCCTGACATCGTGCTTGAGGGACGCTACCAGCACCGCAATTTATCGGGCGTCGAGGGCGAGCAGCCGTTCGTCGAAATCTGCCCCAACCGTAACTCCAACTATTTTTGGGGCGAGAGCGAGATCGCCACGCTGGCACCGCTGCAGGACATGCTCAACGAGTCGGTCGAGGATTTGCGCCGGCTGACCAAGCTGCGCGCCAGGCCGCCGCGCGTCGGCATCGGCTTCTCGGGCATCACGGGCGAGAAATATCGGGCGCTCAACGTGCCGGATGGTTGGGCCACAGAGGACAGCCCGACCGCCAAGCTGGAGACGCTCACCGCAGAGGTGCCGCCGGAATTGTTTCAGCAGATCGAGAAAATACTGCAGTGGTTCGACGAGGCCGGCGGCTTTCAGCCCATCACCATGGGCCAGGGGGAGCCCGGCGTGCGCGCGGGAAGCCACGCCGCCACGCTCCTGCGCACCGGCTCGCCGCGCATCCGCGACCGTGCTCTTCTGGTCGAGCGTCAGTGCGGCTCGATGGGCGATTTTTCGTTCAAGCTGCTGCAGAACAAAAATGCGGAGGTGTTCAAATCCAAATTGGGCGAGGAGTTTTTGCTGTCGCAGGCCGGGAGCGACTATTACGTCACCGTGGACAGTCATTCCGGGTCGCCGATTTTCACGGACGACACGCGCCGGGATGCGTTTGATTTGCATCGCGCGGGCGCGATCAGCGCCTCCGATTTGATCCGGCTGGTACGGCCGCCGCAGATGGAATTGTTGATGGAGGGCGCGGAAAAGAGGGAGGCCGCCCAGGCGGCGCTGCTGCAGCAACACCCTGAGCTATTGACGAAGGGTGGCAAAAAGCGGTAGTGCTGCTGACGTATCGAGGACGCTATCCCGAACGACCATCACGACTTGAGCTTGGTCGTTCTACCGGAGACAGCACAATGGCTCGTCGCAAGCGCCGGGGCAAGCGGAAGTAATTCCAGCCCGTCGCGACCAAGGCTAGCGCCATGGCCGCACCAGCAATGCCTCCCGCATTGAGTGCGCGCCCCCCGATGGGCGCTGGGCCAATTGCTTTGCCCACCGCCAATCCCGGTGGGCAGGCAAAAGCCCTCACGAAAGTGCGGGAGGCGCTCAAAATTCTCGAAACCGCGCTGCCGGACCTCGCACCGGGCACCCCGCCCTACAAAACGGTGCTCGACGCCATCACAAAAATCTCCAAACATATATCCGCCGGGGATGCGGTCCCCGGCGTGCAGCAGACAGCGCTCCGCGACCTCGCACAGCAGGGGCAGCAGAACAGCATGCTGCAGCAACTCATGAAATCTATGGGCTCTGGCTCGCCCGGTCCGGCGG